ACACCTGAAGAGGCAAAGGAAAAAACTTTTAAAGGATTCGCAGAAGGTAGATCTAAGTAATGTACGAGCAAAGTTTAGTTAAAACAGTTGAGCCAATAAAGCTTACCACTATTTCTAGAATGAACAAGGGTAAAAAGTGGAAGTACGGCTACGACAAAGATCATAATATTATAGTACTTTCTCATAGTGGTCAGATAGGAGAGATTATAGAAATACAAAACTTAGCCATTGCCTTACCTAAGGTACCTAAAGATGTGTATAGCAACGCTAAAAATAAATGGATTAGGTTTAAGCAGCCTAAAGAGTTGGAGCGCTTAAAAAATATATTTGACTGGAGAAGTTACCCGGAAAGCAGTAAAGAAAAATGGCACGATTATATAGACGAAGAATTTAGAAGAAGAGAAGAAGGATTTTGGTTTATGAATGATGGTAATCCAACCTGGATAACTGGTACGCACTACATGTATCTACAATGGAGTAAGATAGATGTAGGCGCTCCAGACTTTAGAGAAGCAAATAGATTATTTTTTATATTCTGGGAAGCTTGTAAGGCGGATAAAAGATGTTACGGGATGTGCTACCTTAAGAATAGAAGATCTGGATTTTCTTTTATGTCATCAGCAGAAACAGTTAACTTAGCTACTCTCGCAAGTGATAGTAGATATGGAATATTATCTAAATCAGGAGCTGATGCTAAAAAAATGTTTACCGATAAAGTTGTACCTATATCAATCAACTATCCGTTTTTCTTTAAACCTATACAAGATGGTATGGATCGTCCAAAATCCGAGTTAGCCTATAGAGTTCCTGCTAGTAAGTTTACAAGAAAAAAAATTACGGAAAACGAAAAGCTAGAAGATATAAAAGGCTTAGATACAACTATAGACTGGAAAAACACAGGTGACAATAGTTATGATGGTGAGAAACTAGCTCTACTAGTACACGATGAAAGTGGTAAGTGGGAAAGACCCGATAATATTTTAAATAACTGGAGGGTGACAAAGACATGTTTACGATTAGGTTCTAGGATCATTGGTAAATGTATGATGGGCTCAACTTCAAACGCATTAGATAAAGGTGGAGAAAACTTTAAAAAACTATACAACTCGTCAGATGTCACAAAAAGAAATAGAAATGGTCAGACAAAGTCTGGACTATACTCTCTTTTTATCCCAATGGAGTGGAACTACGAAGGATTTATTGACGAGTACGGAGTTCCAGTTTTTACTAACCCTGATATCGACAGATACGCACCAGACGGTGAACTAATAGATGTAGGTGTAATAGATAACTGGCAAAACGAAGTAGATGGTTTAAAAGAAGATCAAGATGGTTTAAACGAATTTTACCGTCAGTTTCCTAGAACTACAGAGCATGCGTTTAGAGATGAGACTAAAGGTAGTATATTTAATTTAGTTAAGATATACGAGCAGATAGATTACAACGAGGAAATGTCTAGAACACTAGGCGTTACACAAGGTAATTTTCAATGGGCTAATGGAGTTAAAGATACTCAAGTAACTTTTAATCCAGATCCAAAAGGTAGATTTAAAGTTAGTTGGGTTCCACCTCAGCAACTACAAAATAGAGTAATACTTAAAAACGGTGTAAAATATCCTGGTAATGAGCACATGGGTGCTTTTGGTTGTGATAGTTACGATATATCAGGTACGGTAGATGGAGTTGGATCGAAGGGAGCTTTACACGGTTTAACTAGGTTTAGCATGGAAGATGCCCCGGCTAACAGTTTCTTTTTAGAATACCTTTCAAGACCACCAACAGCTGAGATGTTCTTTGAGGACGTTTTAATGGCTTTAGTATTTTACGGGATGCCTATACTTGCAGAAAATAATAAACCTCGTCTTTTATACTATTTAAGACGAAGAGGATACAGAGGGTTTAGTATGAATAGACCTGACAAAATATGGAATAAATTATCTGTAGCAGAAAAAGAAGTTGGTGGAATACCTAATTCAAGTGAAGATATAAAACAAGCTCATGCAGCTGCTATTGAGATGTATATACAAGATCACGTAGGTATCAAGCAAGATGGAACTCACGGAGATTGTTATTTCAACGAGCTTTTAAACGATTGGAGTAAATTTGATATAAACAAAAGAACAAAGCATGATGCTTCTATAAGCTCTGGATTAGCTGTGATGGCTAATAATAGACACTTATATAGGCCAAACGCTAAAGTTAAAAAACAAAAATTAAACATAAACGTTTCTAAGTACAGTAACACCGGAAACAATTCACAAATAATCAAATAATGATATGGCAGAGTCTGGCATGAAAAGTTATTTCCCAAGTCAAACCGTAAGTGATGCTGAAAAGCTTAGCTACGAGTATGGGTTGAAAGTAGGTAAAGCAATAGAGCAAGAGTGGTTCAACATGGACCAAGGCTCTAGTAAGTATAAAACTAATCATAATAACTTTCATAATTTAAGGCTGTACGCTAGAGGCGAGCAGTCTATTCAAAAGTATAAGGATGAGTTATCGATCAACGGTGATTTGTCCTATCTTAATTTAGATTGGAAGCCTGTACCAATTATTTCTAAGTTTGTAGATATTGTTGTTAACGGTATAGCTGAAAGAACATATGATATAAAAGCTTTTTCTCAATCACCTAATGGTGTTGAAAAAAGAACAGAGTACATGAAAGCAATACAAAGTGACATGGAAATGAGAGAGTTTAACCAAGAGGTTGAATCTAGATTTAATATTGATACAAAAGAAACAAACATAGCTAATGAAGACTTACCTGAATCTAGTGAAGAGCTAGGTATACACATGCAGTTAAGTTATAAGCAAGCTGTTGAGTTAGCAGAAGAACAAGCTTTAAATGTTTTGTTTGAAGGAAACAAATATGAGTTAACAAAAAAAAGATTTTATCAAGATCTTACAATATGTGGTATTGGCGCTGTAAAAACAAATTTTAATACCTCTGAAGGTGTTACTATAGATTATGTTGATCCTGCAAACTTAGTTTACTCCTACACTGATTCACCTTATTTTGATGATATATATTATGTTGGTGAAGCTAAATCTATACCTGTAAACGAGCTAGCCAAAGAGTTTCCTCACTTAACGGAAAGCGATCTTGAAGATATAATGAAAAACAAATCTCATAACAGATCTAATTATAACTCAACACACACTTACGATAAAGAAGATAATAATACTATTCAAGTCCTATATTTCAATTACAAAACCTATATGAACGAGGTTTACAAAGTAAAAGAAACAGGTAGTGGTGCTGATAAAATTATATCTAAAGATGATTCGTTTGATCCACCAGAGAACATGGAGGGTGGTTACAGCAGGATGTTAAGGTCCATAGAAACACTTTATGAGGGTGCTATGATTCTTGGTACTGACAAGCTGCTTAAATGGGAGATGTCAAAGAATATGATGCGACCTAAAAGTGATTTTACTAAAGTAAAAATGAATTATTCAATTGTTGCTCCTAGAATGTATAACGGTAAAATTGATTCATTAGTTAGAAGAATAACTGGGTTTGCTGATATGATTCAGTTAACTCACCTAAAACTACAACAAGTGTTGTCGCGCATGGTTCCTGACGGTGTGTATTTAGATGCTGATGGTTTGGCTGAGGTTGATTTAGGCAACGGAACAAACTATAACCCACAAGAAGCTCTCAATATGTTTTTTCAAACAGGTTCTGTTATTGGTAGATCATTTACTTCAGAAGGCGATATGAATCCCGGCAAAGTTCCTATTCAAGAAATTACATCTGGGTCTGGTGGTAATAAAATGCAAGCTCTTATAGGTAATTACAACTATTATTTGCAAATGATAAGAGATGTAACTGGACTTAACGAGGCTAGAGATGGTAGCACTCCAGATAAAAATGCTTTGGTTGGTATACAGAAAATGGCAGCTGCAAACTCAAACACAGCAACTAGACACATATTGCAAGCTGGACTATATTTAACAGCTGAAACCGCAGAGTGTTTATCACTTAGAATATCTGACGTATTAGAGTATTCGCCGACAAAAGAGGCTTTTATACAGGCTATAGGTGCTCACAACGTTGCAACGCTAGAAGAAATGTCTGAACTGCATCTTTATGATTTTGGTATATTCATAGAACTTCAACCTGATGAAGAAGAAAAAGCAAGGTTAGAAAATAATATACAAATGGCATTGCAACAAAAAAGCATTGAACTTGAAGATGCTATTGATCTTAGAGAAATAAGAAACATAAAGCTAGCTAATCAACTTTTAAAAATACGTAGAAAAAAGAAAGAGCAAAAAGATAGAAAGCTTCAAATGGAAAATATCCAAGCGCAAACACAGTCTAACGCTCAGGCCGCTCAAGCGGCTGCTCAAGCTGATATACAAAAAAACCAGGCGTTAAATGCTGGTAAAGCTGAGTTAAGCCAAATGCAATCGCAAATTGATTTGCAAAAAATGCAGCAAGAAGTAGAAATGAAAAAACAGTTAATGGCTTTAGAGTTTCAATACAGCATGCAACTTAAGGGTATTGAAGTTGATGGTATGAAAAGTAGAGAAAAAGAAAAAGAAGATCGTAAAGATGAAAGAACAAAGATACAAGCTACACAGCAATCAGAAATGATTGACCAAAGAAATAGTGGAAAAGCACCTAAAAACTTTGAGTCTGCCGGTAATGATATACTAGGTGGAGGATTTGATTTAGGCTCGTTTGACCCTAGTTAGAATTATTAATTATTATTATATTATATTATGGAAGAAAAGTTAGAAGAAGTAGTCGAAGAGACTACGCAATTAAATCAAACAGACCCAGGTGACGAAAACGTGGTAAAAGTTGATGAAAGTAAATTTGAATCTGCTGGAGACGATAGCGTTATTAAAGTAGATTTAAGTAAACCACTAGAACCAAAAGAAAATGAAGTTAAAGAAAGTAACGCTGACGACAGCGGAGTGGTTGCAAGCGCTGAAGACACCGAGTCCACACAAGAACAAGAAGAAGTACAACCGGAAGCACAAACACAAGAAGCTCCAGTATTAGAAGAAATTACTGAAGAAGAAGTTGAAGAAGTTGAAGAGCAGGTTGAAGAGGCTATAGCAGAAGCTGAAGCCACTGGAAAACCGCTACCAGAAAATATTCAAAAGTTAATAGACTTTATGGAAGAAACTGGTGGGGATATAAATGACTATGTTAAGCTTAATCAAGATTACAGTAAATTAGATGACAATAGCTTGCTAAGAGAGTTTTACGCACAAACAAAACCTCATTTAAATTCAGAAGAAATTAACTTCCTTATGGAAGATACATTCTCTTACGACGAAGATGTAGACGACGATAGAGATATACGTAGAAAGAAATTAGCGCTTAAAGAGCAAGTTGCCAGCGCTAAAAGCCACCTAGACGGGCAAAAGTCTACATACTATGAAGAAATTAAAGCTGGATCGAAACTCACACCTGAGCAACAGAAAGCCGTTAACTTCTTTGATAGATATAACAAAGAGTCAGAAGTAACTCAAAAAACAGTTAAAACAAACACTGATATTTTTACTCAGAAAACCGAGCAGGTTTTTAATGACAAGTTCAAAGGTTTTGAATACAACGTCGGAGACAAAAAATACAGGTTTAACGTAAACAATGCTGACGAGGTTAAAAATACTCAGAGCGATATAAGCAATTTTACCAAAAAGTTTTTGGATAAGAATTCTGCTTTAACAGACGCTAAGGGCTATCATAAATCTCTGTATACGGCAATGAATGCAGATGCTGTTGCAAAACACTTTTACGACCAAGGTAAAGCAGATGCTATGAAAAATAGTATGGCTAAAGCTAAGAATGTTGATATGAATCCAAGACAAGCTCATGGGAAAATTGAAGTAGGTGGTACAACGTATAAGGTGTTAGGTAGTGATTCTTCTGGTTTTAAAATCAAAAATAACAAATTTAAAAATTAATTTAAAAAAACAAAATTATGGCAATTACAGGAGGGGGCAATTTACGCTCCACACCCGCACCAGTCCAAGCCGCGTTAGCGACTAATTTCTTAGACTTCGCAACAGGAGCTACGGATGACACAAACTGGGCACAACAATTTTTACCAGATCTTATGGCTGCAGAAGCTGAGGTGTT